CCGCTGAGCAGTCCGCCGTGGTCACCTCGATGTCCGGCACGCTCGGATGCGCCGGGCTGGAGGCGCTGTGGCGCGAGGCAGGCGGCCCGGCCTGGGCCGAGGTGACTGCCGCATCTGTAGCCATGGCCGAATCCGGCGGGCGGCAGTATGCGGTCTCGCCCACGGATGACTTCGGGTACTGGCAGATCAACGGCAGTCACGGGCCAGCTCTGGCGACGTTCAACGCGTACGGCAATGCTCGCGCCGCCGTGCTCATCTCTGATGGCGGCACGAACTGGAGCCCGTGGACGACGTTCACCAGCGGGGCTTACCGGGGCCGGTGCTGACTGACGGAATTGTCCGCCAGACACTTATGCACGTTCGCTAGACACTGCCTGGCGGGCTGTCTACTCTCTGGTAACGAGGGCTGCATCCCCGAGGGCGTAGCGCTTTATGAGGTCCGTCTCCCCCGGCAACCGGAGACGGACCTCGTTCGCGAACGGGGCGCGTGCCGATCGGAGACGCCAGGGCGGGACACCAGGTTCCGCAACAACCTGTTCTGTCTTGCGCGCATTTCCTGGCAGGGAGGGACTCATATGCGCATTTCCGCACGTCTTGCCGTCGCCGCTGCTGCGGTGGCGGTAGTCACCGGCGGAGCCAGCTACGCGGCTGTCTCGGCCGGCGCCACCACGCTCACGTGCACTGGCGTCCAGAACGCTACCGCCACGCCGTTCGGCTGCGGTGGCGCGCAGCTCGCCTACAGCGCCAAGGGCATGCTCGATCTGGCCGTGCTGGGCGCCGGCTCGCCGTCCGGCAATTACTGGAACTCGCCGGTCGGTGTCAGCACGGACAGCCAGAGCAGCACCCGCGAGGACTTCACGGTCTTCGCGGTCAACGGCTCGGTCAAGGACGGGCCTGGCGGGCTGGGCGAGTATGTCGCCGTCTACACCCCGGACGGCAAGTTCGCGAGCTTCACCGGGACCGTCAACGGCGTGCCCGGCAGCTACACCAACGCGGTCCCGGACAAGCAGACCTCGTTCCAGGTCGGCACCAACGTCTACTGCATCTCGGTCGAGAACCTGAAGACCGCCAAGGGCATCCGGTGGTTCACGGTGCTGCGCAACTGCAACACCAACGGCACGTTCGAGTACGGCGACAACACGACTGTCCACGAGAACTCGGTCAGCCCGTCGCATGCCAACGCCTACCAGGTGTGGGCGCCGGTCTCCGGCGCGAACGGCTTGCTCCTGGTCAATGAGTCGCTGTCGCACAACTTCAAGCACGGCAACACGCCGTTCGTGCTGGACGACACCGGGTTCGGCGGTTCGGGCATGCAGGGCCTGGCCTATCCGGAGAACGACGGGCTCAACCAGGAGTGGTCGATTATCGGCTGCTCGCAGCCCATCACCGGGCTGAACACCGGCTACCAGTTCTGCCCGTAGTCCTGGCCGATCGCACAGGGGCGAGATCGAATCCCGGTCTCGCCCCTTCGTCGTGCTGGAGAGCAGATGACCGAGACCTCCGTAGCCCGCCTGCGAGGCAAGTACGGGCGCCGCCCCTTCGACCCCGAGCGCCCGCGCCTGACCCTGGAGCGCTACCTGGACCCGCGTACCGTGCTCACCCGTGCCGGCCTCCCGCCCATCCCTGCCGGGCAGGATGTCGACCGGGCCAGTGAGGTCACCGAGTGGCCGATGTATCTGAATGACCAGCTCGGTGATTGCACCATTGCCGGCGAGGGGCACCTGTTCGGCGCGCTCAGCCGGTACGCCTCCGGCGCCGAGGCGCTGTTCGACGACGCCACCATTCAGTCTGTGTACTCGCGGGTCGGCGGCTACGTGCCGGGCGACGAGAGCACCGACAGCGGCTGTGTCATGTCAGACGTCCTGACTGACGCCAGGACTACCGGCATCACGGACACCTCCGGCAAGACCCACAAGGTGCTGGGCTTCGCCGCTCTCGGCAACTGTGCCGACCAGGAGCTGCTGTCCCAGGTGCTGGATGTGTTCGGCAGCGTCTACGTCGGGTTCAACGTTCAGCAGAGCAACGAGACCCAGTTCGACAGCCACGCGGCCTGGACCTACACCCCCGGCGATCAGGTTGTGGGCGGGCACTGCGTGGTCCTCCAGCGGCGCCTGGGCGGCTCGGCGGCAGCACCGTACGAGTACATCACCTGGGGCGCGGTACAGCCTGCCGACCAGAGCTGGCAGGCCAATCTGGTGGAGGAAGCCTGGGCTGTGGTGTCCGAGGACTGGGTGACCGCGAACGGCACGTCCGTGGAGGGCCTGGACGTCCGGCAGTTGCTGGCGGACATGGCCTACGTCTAGCGGGACCTGTGCTCCTGACCGCCGGCAGCAGCGTGAGCGCCGAGAGCATCGCTGCTCTCGTCGCCATCGCTGTCTTCGTCGTTGCCGGTCTCGGCGGGTTCGCCACTTACCTGGTGCGCCGCCGGGAGGCAGCGGGCAGCGTCAAGACCAGCGATGCGGCGGTCCTGTGGGAACAGGCGCAGCGGATGCGCGCGGAGCTGGAGGCACAGCGGGACAAGGCCATGGAGCAGCGGGACCGGCTCATCGAGTCGCAGTCATCGCAGGTCCTTCCCACGCTGCGAGCTGTCGCCGATTCTCTTGCTCAGATCACTGAGAGCCTGGCTCGCCTCGAAAGCAGGGTGCGGTGACCGATGCGGAGCGCCAGGCCGATCTGGACGCGAAGGACAAGCGGATCGATGCCCTGGTATTGCAGGCCGAGCGCCTGGTTGCTGACCTCAACGGCACGGTCAGTGACATGAAGCGCATCCTCGGGGTTGCCGCGCAGCAGGTACAGGAGGCGCGGGATGAGCAGCGGCGCGAGCGGACATAGCCGGGCTGAGCAGCAGGCTGCTGACCTGGCCGCTGAGGTGACAGCCAGAGCAGACGACCTGGCCGCTGAGACAGAGGCGAAGGCTGATGCCCTGTCTGAGGAGACTGCTGCCAGGGCGGTGTCGCTGGCGCTGGCTCTCAGCAAGACGCTTGCCGAGATTGCGCGGCGTCTGGATCGCTACTCAGCGTTCGGAAGACGCAGCCGGAAGATCATCATTGCGCTGGCCGTCAGCTTCGCGCTGGACATCACGCTCACCGTCGTCCTCGGCTACACGGCGTTTCAGGCGCACAACACAGCGGCTTCTACTGCTCAGGTAGCTCATCAGGTTCATTCGGCCCAGCTCACGGTGTGTGCCAACGGCAATACGTTCCGCCGGGAGCAGGACATCATCTGGCGCAGCTTCATCGCCATCGTGACCAAGCCGACTCCGGGAGAGTCTGAGGCGAAGATCAGGCAGACGAATGCGCTCGCGGCGAGCTTTCTGGGTTACGTCGAGAAGGTGAATCACCCGACTAACTGCGCCGCCCTGTACGGGAAGTGAGACAGCCAGGACGCGGCCGATTAGACCAGCGTGACCGCAGGTCTAGCTGGAGAGGCGACGTGACGATGCCCACCGCTTCGAATACCTTCCCGGGTACTCCGTTTGAGGGTTTTTCGCTGAGCCACGCCGCCATCCTGGACGGCACAACCGGCGCTGAGTCGGCCACCGTTTACGGTGTCCGCAACGGCACCATCAGCACGGATCAGGGCAACTTCGAGAACACGGGCGACGACGTTGTTCTGTCCGAGCACTTCTGGATCAACTTTGCGAATGTGACCATTGAAGAGGGGTACATTCCCTTCTCCACCATCGCGAAGATCACCGGGACGAGCGTTACCAGCTCGGGCGCGGCCGGGGCGGACTACTACGCCATCGCGCTGTGGACCCTGGCGTCGATGAACCAGCCCACGCAGCCGCTGGCCATCAGGGTCCCGTCCAAGGACGCCGGCGGACAGATCAGGACACTCGACTTTGTGCTCTACAGGGTCCAGTTCCAGCCGTTCAACTTCACCGGGCCTTCGTACAAGACCGGCCTGAGCTGCTCGATTGCCGGGCGGGCGCTGTTCTCCACGGTCAACGAGGTCGGCCAGTCCCTGCCGGCCGCCTACGGTGGCTCGTCGTCCACCTCGGGTACCGCCATCGGCCGTCTCGTCTCCTGGCCGGGCGCGCAGAGCGGCGCGTTCATCCCCGAGCCCTTTGGCGCTGGCGGTGGCACCGTCGTCTAGCCTGCCGATTCCTCCGGTACCTCGTCCTTGAGAGTCCCCGGAGGACCGCATGGCTGAAGAGTCCGAGCTGGACCGCCTTGACCCCGAGCCTGCCACCGTCACGCTGACGTCCGGGTTCGTGCTAGAAATCGTCCGGCTGAGAACTCGGCAGTTCTTCCGCCTGCTGCGCGTCCTCACGCACGGAGCTGGCCCGGCGATGATGCGGGCCGGGCTCGACTTCAAGGACAACCCCGGCGAGTTCGCCAGCAAACTCGTCGTGCTCGTGGTGATGTCCATCCCGGACGCCGAGTCCGAGGCAGTGGCCTTCCTTCAGTCCATGTGCAAGCCGGCCGGCCTGGTCGACAAGCCGGAGTCCCAGCTCTCCAAGCCG